GTTTAGGAAGCTCCTGTGGCGCAGTGGATAACGCGTCCGCCTTCTACTGTGGGTTTATCCCCTTGGTCGCAAGCGGAAGACCGTGGGTTCGACCCCCACCAGGAGTATCCTAAACTGCCTTGATAGCTCAGTGGTAGAGCACCCGCTTTGTAAGCGGTAGGTCTTGGGTTCGATCCCCAGTTGAGGCAAAACCCCAGTCCTGGGTTACATGGACAATGCTCTTATAGCTCCGCGAAAGCATGTTATGAGAGGCTACTTGCTCTCATAGCTCCGCGAAAGCGTGTTATGAGAGCCTACTTGCTCTCATAGCTCCGCGAAAGCGTGTTATGAGAGCCTACTTGCTCTCATAGCTCCGCGAAAGCGTGTTATGAGAGCCTACTTGCTCTCATAGCTCAGTTGGTAGAGCGCGGTGCTTATAGTGAAAACCTATACAAGAGACGCCGAAGTCGTGGGTTCAATCCCCACTGGGAGCATCTTAAATTTTTTTATGTATATTATATATTCATAAACAAGTTAGTTCCGGTAAAAAAAAAACAAATGTCTATTTAGAATGAGGTCAAGAACCCCTAAAATACAAACAGGGGGTGGAAAGGCTGAAGATGAATACAATACTCCTTCTGAATTTTTAAAATATCTATTTTTTGACCAATATTTAAGAAATACAAGTGGTTCAAATCCCTATAATGTAGCACATACTTTTTATAACTATCTATACAATGCTTCACAAGACACTGTAAATTATGGGATTTTAACTGGAACACTTAGCCAAGGACTATTTTTTAGTGAATTCGACTCCGCAGATTCTTCTCAATATAATTTAAGAATCAGTTCATTCGAGACATTCGAGAAAATCCTTAATTCTAAAAAAGGGTATATACTTTTATCTGGTTGGCAATCAGAACCTGAATATGGGGGTGGTCATGCAATTATACTCTATTTTGAAAAAATAGAAAGTGTTGTATCCGCTTCGTATAATGTGTATATTGTTAATTCAGGCGCAGGTCTTGGATATCATGGAAACCCTGTAAATGACAAAAGTCCAATTATCATTCAGTTTACAAATGTTTCAGTTGAACAAGTAAAATCAATTTATTATGTTCATACGTTCTTAAATCCAGTTACAGCTATTTTTAGGAATAATGATCTAAGAAATCTAAACATGTATATAGAATATTATGGTCTAGAAAAAATTTATGGTATAAAAAGTCTATCTGAAATAAAACTCCGTAAAACAAATCCAGTTAGTTTAGCAGAACAAATAAAAAAATTAAAACAGGATAAATCCGCAACAAATGCTATGGGCACAAAAATTAATTTTGATTTAGGCGATCCTTTTTGGGATTTAATTGCAGAGTATTATTTTGAAGCATTTGCAGAATCAAAAGAGAAACAGAAGCCTATTATTGACGATTATTTATTTTATAAATGTATATTACGAATACTAGAACAAAATACTCCTAAGGTTATACTGTATGATGAAGAACAATTATCAAGTTCATGTACTTTTTTCTCTACTTATTATTTTATTAAACATTTCATATTCAAAAGCAATCCCCTTTTTCAGATATTTATCAAATATATAAAAGAGACTGAGGTGACTGAAAAGATTCTAGAATTAGAAGAAACATTTGATACAATTAAAAATAGCACACCAAATGAATTTGACAACAAATGGATGGATACACTAAATATAATGAATATGTTATTAAAAGATATTGATTTATCCCCAGAAATTAAAAATAAAATACGAATAATTCTAAAACAAAAATATGAATCCTTTGATTGGACTGCACCTACACACTTGGAAAAAGTAGTTATACCTGAACCAGTTTCTTCAATTCCACTTGTTAAAGCTTTTATTGATAAAGCTAAGTCTTTTTTAACAGGACCTAGTAAATTACTAAAAGATTTAAAAGATGTATTTGAGGCATTTAATACATTTGCTAATATTAATTCTCGAAATTATCAAGAGGATCCATATGTAATTGACTGGTCTCTTATGGTACTTACAAAATGCTGTCTTGAGTGTTATAATGCAATTGGAAAAACTGGGGGCGAACCTTTAATTCAAATAACACGTGAAGATATACAAAATAGAAAAGAAAATAAAGACATCCCTCAATTTAGTAGATATGAACGACATTCAAATAATATGAAACTTATTTCTGATATACTACGTGATATTAATATTAATTATGATGCTCCTTGGAGCAAAATAAATAAAAATATATATGACCCATATGATATTATTAGAAATATAGCACATCAGTGTTTATTTAATATATATCAAATATCGGATGATATAGATATACCATTTATTGGAACTATTCCTTTTAAACCTAGTGATAAAGTATATACAATTGATGATACATTTCTAAAAAAAATTATACTTGTATTATATTCTAGTGCTATAGAAAAAAGTAAGCCATATTTATACGGATTTTCATTTCGTAATATATTTATAGAGTTATATAAAAAACGAGGACTTTTGTTTAGTGATATTTCTACAACTAGCGATATTTTTACAACAACTTATTTACTAATAGGTAGACTAGATGAATATTTTTATAGAAGTTCACAGAGTATGTATTCAAATATATCAGACCGCTTCGTTCAATATTTAGAACTTATAAGTCCAAATCCAGATCCAATGACCCCTTACATTGCAACAAGTAATGATATTTTTTATATTTCTTTTCCTATACTAACAAGTGGACGACAATTTCCAGATGAACAAGGGGGTGGTATAAATAAATTTACACGAAACGAATTATTTTGGAAAGAAAGATTGAGTTATTCATCAAATATGAAGTCACCTCTACATATAATAATGTCAGCAATGACTGATATAAATACTGTAATAAGTTTAATTAATTTTGGTGATATAACTTCTCTTGATATAAGTGAAATACGCTACTTTAATATATTAATAAATGTATGTAATACTTTGTCTCACACTGAAGGGGAGGAAGTATATGAGCGTGATGACGTGGAAGATATTATGACAAGAACTCCACCAACTAATATAACAAATTTAAATTATATCAGAAATTATTTTAAAATTGATAAACGTAATGATTTAATTAAAACTGCTATTGAAAATTTAAATACAGATAGTTTCCTAAAAAATTTAAAATTCTTACCAAATAAAGTGTATGAATCATTGCTTTATTTATTATATCTTTATAAAAATGAATTTGTTATACAAAACAAAGATGAATTTTTAAAATATTTGAATGAAGACAATATACTCTTTCATACATTAAATAATAATTTATATAAAGCATATAAAAAGAATCTTGATATAGTCTATGAAACTAATAATCAAAAAGGTCCAGATGGATATCGGTTTACAAAAAAGAAAAAGGGCGATGCATTTTATAAAACACGCGATGATTATTTAATTTATAATATAGTGCTAAACTCATCAACTGAAAATATTATAAAAGCAATTAGCCAATCAAATGAACGCACTGAATCAGTAAACGATGAATATGAACGTGTATATATTCATGAAGCGATACAATATCCTTTATATAAAAAAAGAAATACACAAGGAACGAACGAACTCTATTATTATAGAAAATCTGTACCAAATCGTCTAGACAATACAACTGGATTTTTACAAAAAACATTTGGAACAGAACAATATTATCCAATGAAAATAGATGGAAGGTATATGTATGGATTATATGAGCATAAAGGCTTTGCTAAAGTACTCATCAAACTCATGAAAATTGAAGAGATACTTGTATGGTCAAATGGCTCTATTTTTATTATCGAATTAATAAATCATGAAAAATCTCATTTTAAATACAATTTTCATACAAAAGAAATGGTATTTGTTGATGAATCTGATATTGAATATAATGTGAATACAAATAAGTATGAAGCAATGGTGGGTGTATGGTTACTCGGTACAACAAATATTTTTCTACTTGAAACAAAAGCTGGAATTAAAAAATTACTTCTTTTAATGTCAAAAAAAATAATACATCTTTATAGAGACTATTACAGTAAGGCAACAAAAGGAAATATAATAGACCCAAAAACACAATGGTACTGGGCATCTATGAATCCAATTCTCCTAAAGGATATAATAGAAAAAATAAATGATCTAGAAACTATTTTTGAAAGTATATACAGTATAGTTGATATACATCATACATATCTTTCATTAGAAACAAATAATTATGATACTTTAATTTCCCTATTTATATCATATGAATATTCAAGTAATTATATTGCACTTAACTTACTTCATGCGACAATTGAAAATATAAATGGTATAGAAAAAAATAAAATTAAAATATATTCATTTTTTTACGATACATTTATAAGTGTATTAAAAAGTAATATGAATAATCCAGCGTGGGGATTATATATTGATAATAAGTCAAAAGATTATAATAACGCTAGAGATAAGTATTATAAAAAAGAAAATCCTTCAATTGACATGATAAAAATGAACTACATTTTAGAACTTGATACAGATGTAAATTATTTTCAAGTAAAGAAAATGAGTAAAACATTTGCAGATATTCGAAAGAAAATGGAATTTCCTGATTCAATTCGTAAAAATACGAATGACCCAAATAAAATACAAGCATTAAAAACATTTTTAGAAGAGTTTAGATATTCATGTGATCCGCAAAAACCGTGTAGTGTTGATACTATACAACCAGCTGTTCATCCATCTCCTCGTCCCACTGGTGCGCTACCCCCACCACCACCTCGAGGAACTATCATTCCTGCTCCTACTTACGAATTTGATGTAATCTTCAATGAACTCCTTTACACTAGAAATATAAAAGAGAAAAGTATTTCATTCCTCTACCTTACTTATTGGAGCGTATTTTATAAAAATTTAATCTATCTTAAGTATAAACAAATATCGAATGTATTACAGTCAAAGCAACTTTGTGATGATAGAGATTTATGTGGATATATAATAAAAATGCTGGAGCCACTTGACAGCGAACTACTCTATTCATGGACAAGCCCTCGTCGCATTGAAGATATTCTCTTTGAGTTACAAAATGGCAATTTTATTCGTGAAAAGCAGAAAATGATTTTGGAAGCTATATATGAAGAAGATGCTGTCAATGCAATTGTAGCAAATGAAATTTTAATGGGGCAAGGCAAGACATCCACCATTACACCTATGATTATTTTACACGAATATTATAAAAAAATCGCAAGTCAAGAGGAGCCACCTAGATACTTCTTTGTTGTCCTGCCGAGTCATTTAGTATTAGATAGTTATAAAATTGTCTTTACTTTACTTAATATACTTCCTAATTTTACAGCACGCAAGGAGACTTCCGTTTTAATTACTATGGATTCCTCAAGAGAAAAGTTTTTAAAAGATACGAATGATAAACTGAAAATAATACAGATTATAAGTGATACACGAATCAAAGAAAATTTATTAAAGAGTATAATTGATGATTCAGATGATTCAGACGATAAACAATATAAAAAGAACCTGGCAGAACCCAACTTTTTTATCTTTGATGAAGTGGATTCACTAATAAATCCCTTAAAAAGTGATTTAAATATTCCTGAAATTACAACAAAAGGCGTCCACGAGCAGAATGATATGATTTTATCTATCTGTTTTACAATTCTTAAAAACTATCTATATAACAAAACAGTTGAACCTGTTCCAAATGCGAATGTGAACATTAAACATAAATCAAAGTTACTCTACAGTAATACGCATGATCCAACACTTGCTCCATTAATTCAAAATAAAATAACAATGACATTTTCACAAATTCTTACCATGCAGTACAATCAGAATTTTGGATTTGGCGCCTACATTAATAATAATAAAAAGAATTATTTTGTAGCGATCCCTTACAGTGCAAATTTAACTCCAGTTGAGGAGAGTGAATTTACTGATTTTGAGTTGTTTGTTATGCTAACAGTCTATTCATATCTATCAAATAAAGTCCGCAAAATTGATATAGAAATTGTAGTAAAGTATATTTATAAGAAAATACATTTACTTGATGAAATTCTACAAGAAAAATTGATGTTTCCTATTATTATTAAAAGTTTTTTTCCTGAAATTAGCGATATTTTAGAAGAATCCTATATGGATGTTTATAATTTATTAAAAATAAATAATCCATATGAAAGCGCCCTTCTTAAAATACAAGCTAAAATAAATGAAAATCCTGAAAATCAACTAGCCTTTATTGATTTCTATCTTTCTAGAATCGTCTTTCCTAAGTTTGTAAAAATCTATAAAGAACAAAATAACATAAGTATGATTGACATTTTTAACCCGACAATAAGTAATAAAAAGGTGACATTTTCTGGAACAGTAAATCTGAATAAACCTGGTACAATTATAAAAGATGAGGTTGTTGATATAGAAAATTCGAGAGCTTTATGGGGTGGACAAATTAGTGATATTAGAATCGATGCAACTGTTGAGGCATCGATTGAAGCATCCTTCTATGGAATCACTGTTTCACGCACACCTGAATTAATTCTAGGAAAAGAAGGCAACCCTGAAGAAAATCTTATTGAATATGTAAAGAGTACAATCGATGATACAAGTAAAAAATACGGTGCATTAATTGATACAGCAGGTATTATATTAAAAACAGAACCTGAAGAATTGGTACAACTTCTCTATCAGTATATGCTATCAAAGAATGAAGTAGCGGCAAATAAGAAAGTATTTTTATTCGTAACTCAAGATGATAAAAGAAGATTTATTAAAGAAGGAAAACTCTTTGAATATAACAATGAAACATTTGACGATCTATTTATATATTACGATCATAAACACTGTGTTGGCACTGATTTTAAACAGCCTTTTAAAATACACGGTCTTGTCACAATAAAAAATAAGAATAATTTGACTGAAATAGCACAGGGTATATTTAGATTACGATTTGTGAATATAGGTCATTCTATCGATTTTTATTTAAAAGAGGCTATACAAAGTATATCAGCAGAATCTGGATTAAAACAGAATAAAGCTCTCTATAAATATTTGGAGGAGAATGATGCTAAGTTCTTGGAATCTTCAAATAAAGAAAGTAAGATTCAATGTTCGAAGTATGTATATAGAAAAGCAACAAATCTAGATAGCAAATCGTATTTAGAAAAAATATTTTTTGACTTAATACTTACAAATAACTATAAAAATTACCCTGAATTTATTAACTATGTATTTTCTATATTTCAACAAAAACTAAAATATAAACAGGCTCTAATAGATGAACTTAAACAAAAAAATTCTGTTTCAACCGCTGTTTCACAGAATCTTGCTATTGAAGAGCAAGTTGAAGTATCTGTTGAAGTGGCTGTTGAAATACAAGTGAATACAGCACTTGTATATGAACGTTCTCCAAAACTTGATAATCTTAAATCAATACTTACAATTGATAATTATTACGACCATACTTTAGCAGATGCATTTGTAGAAATAACAAAAATAGTGGTAGATGAACAAAAAACAAAATGGTCTATCTTTGTTTCAATGCCTGTATTTTATAAAATTGAGAGCAATCTATTAAATTTAGATTACAATGACAATAACTGGTATTATTTATATAATTCAAAGAAGCCAAACTCAATCTTGATTATTACATACTATGAACTTGTTGTGCTTATTAATAATTTTACAGCTAGTAAAAATCCACTTGCAAATACTATTTCTATTACTGATTCTTATGGTAATTATTTTAGAGATAAAGGTAAGATAGAGTTTCCTGATGTATTGAAATTACTTTTTATGGACAAAACAGTAAATGTTATAGATAAAATGGATCCATTAATAAAGTATTGTAAATACAATGGTGAGGAAAAAACGGCTATTTTAGTAAAAGAATATGATAAACGAAATCGGTCAAAGCAAGTCGATGCTACGCACATTCAATCACTTGATTATTTATTTGGATTTGATTATACATTTCACGGATTTGAATGTAAGCCTGATTCAGGTCCAACTAATAAAGAAACATGGATGGATTTAATAGGTCTACCAAGTCAAGTAAAAGCCAAAGAAGAACAAGAACTTTTCTTGAAACTTCAAGAAAAATATAATGAAAAACATAAAAGCTTACTTTCATCAATATTGCCTGCAAATTTATTAGCTATAGTCACTCCTCCAGCTCCTGCGCCCCCAGCGCCACCAGCACTTCTTCCTCCAGCACTTCTCCCTTTAGCACTTCTTCCTCCAGCGCCACCAGGACCCCAACCACCTCCAGCGCCACCAGCACTTCTTCCTCCAGCACTTCTCCCTTTAGCACTTCTTCCTCCAGCGCCACCAGGACCCCAACCACCTCCTGCGCCACCAGCACCTCCTGCGCCTCCTGCGCCTCAGCCACCAGCACCTCCTGCGCCTCAGCCACCAGCACCTCCTGCGCCTCCAGCACAACCACCTTTAGTTCCACCGCCCTCGCCTCCACCGCCTCCACCGCCCCCACCACCCCCACCACCTCCTGCGCCTCCTGCGCCTCCTGCGCCTCCTGCGCCTCCTGCGCCTCCTGCGCCTCCTGTGCCTCAATCCATCCCAGCAAAAAAACCAGCAGCAAAACTATCAAATTTAAGCAAAAAAGCACATAATCTCAGTAAAAGAAGACAAAACTTAACAAGTAAAATACGTAAAAATCTAAAGATGATTGGAGCAGGTAGATATACAAAACGCAAGTAGAAATACTATATAACTTAAATACTTTATTATGCTCATCAAATGCTCATAAAAAAGTATATAAAATTATTAGAATCACGAGTGAATCAATGATACAAAAATAAACAAACCTAAAATCTGCCAGACAGATTTTGCAGGGCGGGCAAAGGAGACAAGGTCAACAATTACATTGTTCCAGAGAAGCTGACCAATAAACGCCAAGATTACAAGTGTCACAACAAACGCAACAAGTGTAGCAATTAAATCAATATACGTATCACGACTCTTCTCAGCCTGAGGTGAGCCGGACATACCTTCAACAACCGCCTTCGTAGCACCCGCAATAACACCCATTTGTTTCTACCTTATAGATATTTTTAATGCTTCCTCGGTTCTAAATGAAGGTCAACTAGAAATTCATACTGTTCTTTTGTCACAGTGAGTGTATCTGTAGGACCACGAGTCCTTGTCCCATACTGGAAAAGATGATCTCCAATATGCGACCATGTTTTTCCGAACTTCGAAACATTTAATTTAAGCTCAATGTCAATTGCCTGGTCATATGCTACAAAAAACATAAGATTACCATTTGTTATACAGAGACGATTTTCCATTTAGTCTACCTTTTCGTCCTATTTTTAGGCTATTCAGTTTGACAGAGTAGCTGACTAGAAAAGTGGTATCGAAGAATACCTTCTGGAAGCCAGAAGATCTTAGTACCGAGAGTTGCACGATACATGCTTCTGTTCTCTGCGTGGGCTAAATTGCCTAGAATATGATTGCCAGGTACTATACCTCCATCAACTCCTACAGCACCACATTTACAGAATTTACAGTCATGTACTGATGTACTTTCAATTGTATCTGTACAAAGCTTACAATATACTGCGTGTCGTATTTGCCGGTATTTAATACCACCAAATATGATAGTTGACATCTTACTAAAAAATATTCTATTATAATCATATCAAATTTATGTATGTTTTAACTTCTAAATAATTTGGGACCGGAAATTGTACCATAGGACAACTGATACAAGGCTACCTACAACAAATCCATTTCCCGCACTCATTAGCGTGTTATCAAAAAAGTAATAAAATGCCAGAGGCATTATGACATAAGAGAGAACAATGTAAAAAAGCATGGTTCCTACAAAAGCATTGAATCCTTTCATTCTATACTATATACTATATTTTACTCCGTCTCATAGAGTAGACTCTCCTTTACCTTTGAACCACGGTGTTCATCGAGATACTTCATGACCTCAGCAGCCTTCGTCTCAGACTTCAGATGATCGGCGAGAAGCTTGGTAATATCACGATTACCCAGAGAACCCTTTGATGTCTTACGACGATACAGGAGGCGTCCACCACTACTCTTGAGATCGAGCGCACCAATATTATTCCGTTTCATCGACTGAAGAATCATCTCTTCCATAGCCTTCTGACGCTTCATCTTCTCCCGCAGCTGTTCCTTGAGGTCCTTTGTCTCATCTGCGAGTGCTTTCCAAGTCTTAATCAGGTTTGGTAGTGCGGTGAGGTCATTTACATCATTGGTTTGCGGTACATCAGGTACAGTTTCAGTGCGTGCAATGGTAATCGGTGTACTCATTCTTTCTAGTAGTAATCATCACAAGAGTTTAAACTCAATTTTTTAGGCAGGTAGTGGGTCGTCCATAATCCATCCATGCTTCTAAATCCTTATTTGGGTTATATATCTTACCATGTATGCGATGCCAACGAATATCTACGTGGTCTGTATGATTCATTCGTACAGGTGTTGTTGTATGAACGTTGCCAAACCAATACGGGCGTTTACCAAATTTACAGGGTCCGCCATAAATTGTATAATCAAGACCCTCGTAATATCCGGATTCCTCTGTAACTTCACGAATCGCATTGGCAAGATAGGATGTATCGGATGGCTCGTACGTACCTTTTGTAAATCCCCAAGAACCAGTTAAGACATTTTTCACAAGCAGTACCTCATGATTCCGAATTAAAATAACCCCTGCGCCAGGAGGTGCCGCTTCACAATTAAAAAGATTAAGTAATCCAATAATAAATATAGCGAGCATCTACACTCTACTCTGAAATCTTTGACACCGACTTTTCGCCAAGACGCGCAGCAGGTTCCACATACTTGAGTCGCAAGAACTCAAAGATTGCCTCTTCATCGGGCATAAATGGTACTGTTGCGACTCCAGCAGCTAGAGGCTTTAGAATATGTTCATTGAGTGTATACCCAAGCTCCGTCGCATGACGCCGAAAGGCAACATTGAATGTATCTGAGCCAGTGAAATAGAGCACCGCATAGGCATATTCACTGAAAGGAGTCAGAAGTAGGTCGAGGCGACGAGCCTTCTGTCCTTCACCAAGTTTCACTACTGCCATACACTTCTTATCACCAAGTGCGAGAATGTCCTTGATGTAGCCGGACTTGCGTAGCTTCTCAATATAGAGATGAAACACCTTCTTCTGTGCAGCCGGTTTCACATCCGTATCAGGCAGAGTAATGAGCATATCAATATCTCCTGATGTTGCCGCTTGCCTGCGAAAACTCCCTACAATCTCTCCCTGACACTCTGCGGGTAGTGCCGCCTTGAGCCACTTCTCGTGCGCTAGCATCTCCTCACGAGGGATTCGCTCCAGAATATCCTCATAATATTTAAGACCCATCACTTGAACATCATTCAGTAAGCGAGTTTTGGTGCGAAGATCGGCAATACTTGTTACACCATCTGTAACAAGCTCTCGTGCCTTGACAGGTCCAATTCCATGAACCTTCAAGAGTTGGTCATATACATCCATCTTGAGTTCAGTGCGAGTTCGTGTGGCTGATGCGAGTACACCTGTCTCAAGAATCTCCTCAATCTTTGCCTTAATCTTTGCACCCATTCCCTTCGTACCTTCACAATCCGCAATAGTATAAATCGCAGGTAGTGTCTGAAGATGTTTAATAACCTTCAGGTACGCAAGCGCACTAAACTTCTCTCCGCGAATCACATCACCTTGACGCATTGTCTCAAGCTCTCCAATGATGAGTTGCTTCTTGTCAGCCATTTTGTTATGATCTACAAAACAAATGGATAAATACTTCAAATTTTTACTCAAACAGTTTCGTAGGCTTCAGAGAACCCGTCATATAGCGATTAAAAATAAATGACTTCTCGGCAACTTTATTGAGAATTACATGTTCAAAGGTATTGAATCCAAAGACCATGTGAACCGTATAGCCTGGACGCATACTCGCAACAAACTTCTTTCTCTCGGCAAAAATAAGGTCACGCGCGAACTGCTCCATTTCGTAGTTTAGATTCGGGGTATATTTATCACTATCCATCGTATTTACATTGCCTCGTGCATAACGAGTTGTATAACTATTTACAAAGACATGACGCTCTCCCTTATCATTCTCAACCCATAGAGCCCAGCAATCATCTCCTATAAGTTCAATCACTTGCGTCGCCTGGTCAAGAGTAATTGTAGTTTCCTCTTCACAAAGCGTAAAGTTATGAGGGATCGGAAAATCAAACTCCATTCTATCCCTGGTTTATGTTTTCTTTCCGTCAATCTGATCAACGATGAGTACTTTATTTAAGAGCGGCGCTTCTTTTTTCTTTGTCGCAGGAGCAGCCACTAAAATTCTACGTGAATGCGGGTCAAAGAGTGTATGTGCACGTCGTAGAGGATGTTCTTTCTTTTCTTCTGTTACATCAATCGCAATAGGATGCTCAGCGCGAATATCTGTAATCTTAGACTCAATTAATCGGCTAATCCGTAAATCTAAATCGGGTAAAATCTGTTCACGCATCAGCTTCTTCTTATGGTACATCATCATGGTGATTTCAGACGCAATCTGTTTCATCCGGGATTTCTTATCCTTAAAGGGCTCAGTATGCTCAAGACCGTGGCAGATATCAGGTTTGTGAAGATTAGGTAAGTCCTTGAACTCCTTCTCAAACTGTGCGATTACATCATCGGGAATCGGAGGTGATTGTTCAATCATACGATCGAGTTCGGCACGGCAGATTTTTAGGAAATCCATGGAATCAATACGGTCATTTGGATGGAGCGACAGCTCAACTGCAATTTGACGTTGAAACTTGCCCCATGAAATGGACGCAACACGATTGGATTCACTTAGCTGTGCATATCGGAAAAAGTTGCCAAGGGTCGTCATGATTCCAGCAATAAGCGATACACCACCAATAGCAAACTGAGCATATTTCTGATTTTCACGGTCATCCCCTACAAGCTGTCCTAAGCCAACGGATGCAGTTCCAGTGAGTGTAGTCAGGATAATAACTGGAACAGTCATTCGCATATTTGACCGCGAATACTGTTTCTCGCAGCGGTCGTGAAGCCAGCGATAACACGCAGCAGTATCCGCCCATTTTGCCATCAGATCCTCTTGCTCCTCCGTCCATCCATTGTGGAACTTTCCCTTGCGGTTTCCTGATAAATCAACCACGGGCTTCTCCTCTGGAACAGGTGAACCAGGCGTGGATGCGGGCGCAGCTGCTGCTGTTGTTGTTGCTGTTGTCGCACTTGTTACAATATTTGCGAGACCTGTTCCAGATGCGGAGGGTGCCAGCGTTGTCATCTACCCTTTACAAAAAAAAAGTTTTTATATAAACGAAGTTAAACTGTCAGAAAAGCTCCATAAAGAGTATGCTCTTTAACAAAATCCTCCAACTTAAAGTCTGTCAATGTCATCCGACCTGTTTTTGTCTTGTCAAATGTATTTGAACTGTGAATAATGTGAAGAATTGTTTCAAAAGGCTTCAGTTGAATCATTGGAACCGTGAACCCACGTAGAAACCGAGTTTCAACTGCGCAGACTTCTGTAGGATCATAGAGTTGTTTTTGCGTATAACTCCGTCGCCATGCCAAAGTACAATTAAGTGCATGCTTATTATGATAAGGACCTGCGCGATACACTTTCTGTGTATCAGTTGAATACATATAGACCTCACTTGTACCTGCGACTTCACACCATGGATTTCCAGCAAATGCAGCAACTGCAGATGCAACACGTTTAGGAGGATAGTAATCATCGTCATCCATTACAATGATAATATCACCCCGTGCCTGATAAATGAGTCGATTCAACTTGGTTCCCATTGTCTGTCGCACTTCAGAACGAATGTAGCGAATATTAGGTAGACTAATATCAGTAAAGAACTCTTCTACACTCTCTTCACCATCATCCAGAATAATCCACTCCATATCTTCATGAGGATATAGTTGCGCCTTGTAGATTTCAATCAGACGTGGCATGAAGCGTGCTCGATTCGCAGTCGATGTAAGAACAGAAACTGTAACCATTATATTCTTAAAAAAAAGTTTTTAATTATGATACGTCAAATTTACGTAGCAGCACCACCACGTCCGCGACCGCGCCATCCTCCCCTGCCCCCTCTGCCCCCTCTGCCCCCCCCTCCTCCCCTACCTCCTCCACCAGGAGTAAAGTTTCTCGCCTTATTCTTCAAGCCTTCCTGATAAATCTTCACTGCCTCCACCTCAGTCAGTGCCTTCAAATCAATTCCTTCAGGAACTCCCGCGAACTTCTTATCCTTCAAATCCTTCTTAAACATATAAATTCCATACTGACTCTTACGAAACTCAAACGGTCCAAGAACATGAAGTGTCGCACCTGCCTTTTCCCGAATCTTTGCCTCAATCTCTTCAAAGGTCTCCGTTCCAGTAATTGACACCTTTGTATCTCCACACACTACATAGATTCCAAAAGGACCCTTCTTCTTTTCAACCCTCTTTCCATCAATAGTTCCTACCAAGTCGCCACCCATTTCTACCTTCTTCTTCTCTACAAATGCGCGAACAATCTCTTCAGTGATGTCATCCCATTTGACACCCTCTGGCCAGCCATAGAACTTCGTATTTTCCTTATCATCTTTATCTTCAAGCAGAATCAACGGACCCTTCTTGGATTGAACTGCCTTAAGACCATTTCCATACTCCTTCTGACGCGCCGATGAAATAACTGCGCCTGAAGTATTCTTAAGAGTCTCATAGCGCTCCTTATAGGATGCCCATGTATCACGAAGCACCTTTTTCCACTCTTCCTGACCCTCGGCAATCTTATCAAGTCGTGTCTCCATGAGTGCTGTAAAGCCATAGTCAAATAGGTCATTAAACTTCTCTACACAAAAGCCCATTACCCGTTCGCCAAGAGGTGTAGGTCCAAGCTTATCCTTCTCAGCTCCTACACTCTGTTCAAATGTCTCCCGTGTCGCCGGCCACTGATTTGGTACTAGATTGTAGCGAACACGTTGAATCTTCTGTGCTGGCTTATTCACCTTTTCAACATAGAGCTTATCCTGAATTGATGCGAGAAGAGCAGCAAATGTACTCGGACGACCAATACCCTTCTTCTCAAGCTCACGTACAAGCGTTGCCTCGGTAAATCGTCCCGCCGCCTTTGTCTCGTGCGGATACGCTTCAAGTGTAGACCACTTCAGCTTCGCTCCTTCATGAATTTCGCTCACTCGTTTCCAGAGAGCTGCTTCAGCATCTGCGACCTCCTCCTCATTATCAAGGTTCGCAACTGTTCCTAGACGCCGCCATCCTTGAAAGCTAGTCCGTTTTAGCGATGTTGTCCAATCAAACTCGCAAGGATCTCCTGTTGCCCGAAATACAAGCTTACGTGTCTCTCCCCGACATGTTGCCATTGTACTCTGTACTGCGCGGTTCCAAATGAGTTTATAGATGCGAAGATCAACTGCCGACCAATCCTCATGTACAGGTAGTTCAGTGACTTCAAAGTGCGTAGGACGAATTGCTTCGTGTGCTTCTTGTGCCTTGGGTTTCTCGACTACCTCCACCTCAGCCACTTTAGCCTTAGCTTTCTTAGCCTTCGTACTAGGCGCACTAGGCGCAGCTATTCCAAGATACTCAATACCAAAGTTTTTCTGTACCCAAGCTTGTGCAGCAGTAACTGCTTCTTCAGAAAGAACCGCCATATCCGTCCTCATATAGGTGATATGTCCCGCTTCATAGAGACGCTGGGCAGTCTGCATTGTTCTCTTTGGATTTGAACCATAGAGAGCAGATGCTTCCTGCTGAAGTGTACTCGTAATGAGCGGCTTAGGGGGAGCCTCCGTCCATGGACGAGTATCCGCATTATTTACAATCCCTTCGGTGACATTATGAAGATTCTCCAAATAGTTCTGTGCGGACTCTTCATCTTCTAGATCCTCGCTCATCTGAGCTGCGAGTGATGACCATTGACCCTTAATACGCCAAGATGAGGAAACCTTAAAGTTAGTAATCTCGCGTTCCTTATCTACAACAAGTCGCAAGGCGGGAGTCTGACACCGACCTGCACTCAAGGCATGTGCAATATGTTTCCAAAGCAATGGACTAATTGTGTAACCAATCATCATATCAAGCACTGCTCTTGCCTGTTGAGCATATACACGATTCATATCGAGCGTTCGCGGCTTCGCAACCGCATCCTTTACAGCCTTCTCAGTAATCTCATGAAAGACCGCGCGAGCAGTTGTTGTGACAGGCAATTTGAGTAGAAGTGCTACTGAATAGGCAATCGCTTCTCCTTCACGGTCATCATCCGCGGCAAGATAAACTTTTGTGACACCCTGTGCAGCCTCCTTCAACTGTGCAATCGCCTTTGACTTATCCTTCATAAATTGAAAACGAGGCTCAAAATCATTTTCTAGACCTACCGCTGTCAAGTCCTCTTCAAGCGCGCGAATATGACCCATTGATGCAACAACTTTCCATCCAGATCCCAAGAATCCTTGGATTTTCTGACACTTAGCAGGTGATTCAACGATGACGAGATTCATGTTCTTTACCTATTAGACAGTGGAATATACTAACCAAATTTATACCCTCGCATCTTAGTTCAAAATTTGAATATAAACTCATAAGCTGGGTAGGTATACGTTTATCATGAATACAAATCCATTTGCTCTACTTTTCAATGATGAAGAGGATATGCTTATTCCTAAGGAGCCTATTCCTAAGGAGCCTATTTCTAAAGAGCCTATAGTCTATCGACCTACAACTCCTCCATTTTATGATGGTCCTCCCGCCATTCAGAAGACACTTCCAAAGATCTCTATTAAGAATACGCGCCCTTATTCATTTTATGATGCGGGTGCTCCAAAGCCGATTCATCCTACAATCTATGCCATTGTCGATGAACCTGTTGATAAGGCACCACCTTCATCTCCAGTTGCCACTTATCAGCATGAATTGCCTCTGATTACGCTCGCCGACCGTCTGCGTAGCACACTTCAGAAAGAAGAGTTGAAACGTACAACTCATCAGTTTGAATCACCTAGGACATTTGAGATGAATACTGTAATTCCCGCACAGCGTTTTAATCGACTTACACCCCTTCGTGACTTTCGGACACTCGAGCACCTAAATCCAGTCGCCAAACAGTAAATAATGACGCGCCACGATTCTTCTGAATCCGTTGAAATCCCTGAAGAAGAAACGGCACCTTTTCAAGCAATCCAGTCTCATCGAGTCTGTTGTGATTGTTCAGAGAGTAATGAAATTATTTTACAACATTGTGTAAAACATAAGAGAGTGTATTACAGAGCTCTTAATGTTTTTGGCATTACAACCGTTGTTCTTTTTTTTATGGCTTTTATACTTATGTTTATTTATCTGGTTATATATGCCTATCAGCAACAATCAAACAGGGATAGTGGTCACGGGGTCATTTGACATAGCTTCCTTAACCTGTTCAGCTGTAGGGTTCGTAGTAACACCATATTTCGCCTTAATTGCCGTAGCCACACGCATCTTTGCTTGTCCCAGATTGACAAGCGACCATTTTGGATACTCCTTTTTAAGAAGTTCAAATACTTTATCAACTAGAGTCTTCCATGCATCAACCGGTACAAGCGGGGCGGCTGTCCAAACCTCTCCATCCATTAAATCAAAAAAATCGGATACACGATCCTTTTCTATCTTAAAAAAATCCTTGACAGGATTCACACGCTCACTGTATTTTTCAAGGAGCTTATGAACCGTTTTCTCTTTTTCATTCGGAGCGACTACAAGTTTCGCAAACTCAACAACAAAAGGAAGAGGCACGGAGCCGTTAGAGAGTTCTTCCGCCTTTTCTACAGGATTCTTTAAAGTAAATCCAACCTTTACAAAGTCGGGGAATGCGGAGTTCGTCATACAATACAGATAACCAGATTCAGTGGACATTGTTCTCTTCTGAAGGTTTGTTTAAAACGGCAGACATTTCCTCCGCAGCATTAATCTCTGCTTGCGCAGTTAGCTCCTCCAGAAAAGAACTAATTTCATGAATCATCTCAGCTCGATAGTACTTTCCATAGAGCCACTCATGTAGGTAGGAAGTTTCTACAGGAATGCCAACCGTAGTGATATATGTAAAATACTCTGTAATTGTCTCTGTAATATCATCATAAAGAGCCTGAAGCTCTTCATACTGTTCAAATGTCACAGCATCCTGAGTAAAGAGCTTTCCATAAAGAGTTGAAGCTGTCTCCATTGTCGTCTCGATAAAGTCAATCTGCTCATTCATGTAGACATAGTTGGGTTGTGCCATGGTAGAGTTATACTTTAACTTTACTAAATATAATTTCAAATTTTTTTACTTAAGAAAAACAAAATAAAAAAATTTGAAAATAGATTTTCCCTATTATTAACGTAACAAAATGATTCTCCTTCTCGTTGAACTATTTTTCAGAACCATTGTGCTAACCATTACGGCATTCATGAGTGTTCTCCTATGTATAATGAGCTGTCGATGTATTACAGATGGCTGTAATGATGCGCACCGACGCCGTGTACCATTCTAAAACATAGGTTAATTCTTAGAGATTTGTTTGATTTCTTTGGGAAGACATGACGAGCCCGCATCTAATTTTATCTTTGGAAGAGGCTTGCTCTCTTCATATGCACAAGTACCACAATGATCTGTATTTGCCTTGTCAATTTTCCAGTCCTTTTTTGCTCTTATCCTTCAGGCACCATCGCCCAAGAGGAGGTGGATTTACTCCCCTAAGATGAGCAAAAAGGCGTCTAAACATTTTATAGTTATCTTAAGGCAATAAAATTAAATCAATTTTTTTACCGCGGCTGCTGCACAGCCTTCTAAACTACGTTTAGTAGGCGAACTTAAGCGCACAGCCTTCTAAACTGCGTTTAGTAGGCGAACATTAACGCAGCACGACCACCATAGATGCGAAAGATATTATATGTCTCTGCCCAGATAAAAATCCAGAATCTCTCTATGCTTGTGCCAGGTATACAGCCTCGAGCAGATGCCATAGTAAGTTCAAGGTCAATCCGCCGAATTTTATCCAGATTTGCTTCTCCAGATGGTTGACTCGGTGGAACGAATCCATTAAAGACACCAAATGATAGATTATAATAATACCGATTGAGCCAAGGAGACTTTCGCTGATTGATACTCGGTAAAATACTACGAAACATCGCAGAAACCTCTGTTCCATAACGTACAAGACGACCTTCATAGATAAGAGCAAAATCACTAATTGGGTCTGAATCCCTTGTACTATAAGCAGGTATATAGTCACCCGTAAAATAAGCAGCATTCAAGCCACTCGCATCAGGCCACCAAGGTGCTACTGGACAATCTGTACCACTTAAATCACGTGTCGCAAGAAAGGGCGCATTATAACTAGCAGCCTCATATCGCTGCGCATAAAAAAAGAGATCACGTGTGGGATTTGGAATTCTTAGTGGCACGGATACTTTAGCAAACCCCTTTGTATCATAGGGTTCAATCCGATAATGTTGTGGAATGGGTAGAAGAATATCAGCAAGACGGAAACGATTGGCTTCAGGCTTATCAAGATAGATATATTCCACCATAAGATATGTATCTCCAAGTGACTGTATAAGTGGCATTGAGATTCCAGGAAGAATACTAGCGGCTTCACCATTAAATGTAAAAGGACCCGCGGGATTTGCCACATAAAAAGGTGAGCCGAGAATGGGTGGATACACTTTTCCTTTCTGAACAGGTATACTTGGATCAGTTACAATATCACTTACAAATGTATCCCCTATAGGAGCAAAATTAATTGTAAGGCGAACGGCATCTGTACTAATCGCATCAATTGGCAAGAAAGCACCTGCGTCTCCACGACTAAACCAAAAAGGAAGCGGAACGGCTACTTGTGTAGGAGAGTTCCAACCAATTGTCTTCTTCGTAAACCCATTATCATATCGCTGAATCAGCCGATTGACTGATGTAACCTTTTCCAATGGTGTATAAAACTCATCGAGAACCTCCAAAAGCTGCGAATCAAGCACTTCTGTGCGACTTCCTCCAATATCAATCTGCGCACTGCTCACAAGTACGTGACCAAGTGAGTTTGTCCAGCCGAAAGTGGGACCTAAAAAGGTTGCGCTCGCAGCTGTGGCTGCTGCGGTGCCAGCAAGCTGCGGCGTAGCAATATCGGGTAGATTAATAACAAGATACATACGACTAATCAAATGTCCCTTTCGTGGAAGAGTAACACCTACCGCTTTTCCAAAATCCGGACTTTGGTCAAAATCAATTCGTGACCACTGCG